ATGAAAATCAAGCATGAACACATCCGCATGGCGATGAATGCCTGGGCGCGTCCTGATGGCGAAAAAGTTCCAGCAGCTGGAATAACCCAGGCTTATTTTGAGTTGGGTATGACGTTTCCTGAACTGTATGACGACAGCCATCCGGAAGCCCTGGCTCGCAATACCCAGAAAATTTTCCGCTGGGTAGAGAAAGACACCCCTGATGCAGTTGAAAAAATTCAGGCGTTGTTACCAGCGATCGAAAAGGCAATGCCACCTTTGCTGGTGGCCAGAATGCGCAGCCACAGTTCAGCTTATTTTCGGGAGCTGGTGGAGACGCGGGAGCGACTGGTGAGAGACGCTGATGATTTTGTCGCAGTGGCAATCGCCGGTTTCAATCAGATGAACCGTGGTGGCCCGGCAGGAAATGCTGTGGCAGTACATTGACTGACAATAGCCGTATCGAATCGCTTCCGGCAACTCGTGAGTAAAAAGATTCGGTATCAGAAGAGGTGAGTATGGCTAACGCCTGGCTCAGATTATGGCATGACATGCCAAATGACCCTAAGTGGCGAACAATTGCCAGGGTGTCAGGGCAGCCAATTGCAACAGTGATGGCAGTGTATATCCACCTCCTGGTGAGCGCGTCACGAAATGTCACGCGAGGTCACATTGATGTCACGACAGAAGATTTGGCAAGTGCGCTCGACGTGACAGAAGAGGTAATTGATTCAATTTTGCAGACGATGCAGGGGCGGGTACTTGATGGTGATTTAATCACTGGATGGGAAAAACGCCAGGTGCTTAAAGAGGACAACGGCAATATTTCGCAAACCGCAAAATCTCCTGCAGAGCGCAAGAGGGCGCAGCGAGAGAGGGAAAGAAAGCGGGAACAAAATGGCGATTGTCACGGCGCGTCACGAAATGTCACGCACATGTCACGACGAGTCACGACAGATAAAGATACAGATAAAGATACAGATCAAGAAGATCAAAACACTATGGTCCATGGCGTAAAAAACGCCACGAACCAGGCAGGGGATGTTCAGACCGTCAATCCTGGTCAGCCAGCAGGCACGACACCGGAAGCCGATTCAGCGTATGCGCTGAAAGCCGATTCGGGCGCTGTGCAGCAGGTGATGACCGCAAGGCCGGAGCAATCACACCAACTGCAGCAGCCTGAAGCCGATTCCGCCATTCAGCGGGAAGCCGATCGGGTAGTCCCGGAAAACACCGGGCAGCCTGTGGGACGAGTGGATTATCCGGATGTGTTCGAACAGGTCTGGCGGGAATACCCGTTGCGTGCTGGGGCAAACCCGAAGAAATCCGCTTTCAGTGCCTGGAAGGCCAGATTACGCGAGGGGGTGCCACCAGAGGCCATACTGGATGGTGTGAGGCGTTACGCAAGATACCTGGCGGCTACCGGGAAAACGGGAACGGAATTTGTTCAGCGAGCGACGACGTTTTTTGGGCCGGACCGGAATTTTGAAAACCCCTGGTTGCTCCCGGTAAGCGGCACGAACAACCAGCGTTGTGTGAATCATATTTCTGAACCGGATACCGAAATTCCGCCGGGATTCAGGGGGTGATGTGGCATGAAAAACATTGCGGCAGCCGGGGTTCTTGAACGTATTCGCAGACTTGCACCACAGGCGTCGGTTCCACCGTACCGGACGGTGGAGGAGTGGCGGGAATGGCAACTTGTTGAAGGACGAAAACGCAGCGAGGAGATTAACCGCCAGAATCACCAGTTGCGGGTGGAAAAAATCCTGAATCGTTCGGGCATCCAGCCTCTGCACAGCAAATGCTCGTTTGCGAATTATCAGGTGCAGAACGACGGGCAAAAATACGCGCTGAGCCAGGCCAAATCCATAGCTGACGAACTGATGACCGGGTGCACGAATTTTGTGTTCAGCGGTAAAACCGGCACCGGGAAAAATCACCTTGCAGCGGCGATGGGTAACCGGCTGATGGCGAAGGGGCGCAGCGTGATTATCGTCACCGTGTCTGATGTCATGAGCGTGTTGCATGACAGCTACGACAACGGCAAATCCGGGGAAAAATTTTTACAGGAGCTTTGCAGTGTTGATTTGCTGGTCCTGGATGAAATAGGCGTTCAGCGGGAGACGAAAAACGAGCAGGTGGTATTACACCAGATAATTGATCGCCGGACAGCATCACTGTGCAGTGTCGGGATGTTAACAAACCTGAATCATGCCGCAATGAGCACGCTTCTTGGTGAGAGGATTATGGACCGCATGACCATGAACGGTGGTCGGTGGGTGACGTTTAACTGGGATAGCTGGCGTCCAAATGTCAGCAATCAGAGGGTTGTGAAGTAATTTTTGTTGGAGGACGTTTTAATGGAAACTGTATTTGACGCACTGAAAGCACTGAAAAAAGCCTCTTCACAGGTAGTGGCATCGCGCCTTGGAATCAGCCGCGAAGATGCTGTCAACGAACTGTGGAAACTGAAGCGCCGTGGTGAAGCGGATAACAAGGGTTCGATGTGGTGGCTGATTCAGGCTGGTGAAAGTGAACCAGTGTCACCGGTACCGAAAGTGACAGCGCAAATGCTGACTGAGGCGATTGAACATCATGGCCCACAAACGGCGGATGAGCTGGCCCTGATGTTCGGGATTACCTCCCGCCGGGCGAATTCATCACTGGCCATGGCAATCAGCAAAGGGCGTCTGATTCGCGTGAATCAGGGCGGTAAATTTCGGTACTGCATACCGGGCGCTGATTTACCGGCAGAGCCGAAAGCCGCATCCATAGCGGAAACGGATGGTAAAGCCTTTCCTCAGCCAGCAGGTGTTGCGTTACCAGTCGGGGAAGCGGAAACACAGGAAGAAATAAAAACGGAAAGTGTGGCGGTCACAGTGCAGTCACAGCCGTCGTTCACCAGAAAGCATCCGGATGGTCTGATTTTACCATCGCTGCATGTGGCTAACCGCGAGCTGCGCCGGGCAAAAGGTCAGGTTCAGAAGTGGGAGCGAGTCTGCGCCGCGCTGCGGGAGCTGAACAAGTGCCGGGATATTCTCCGGGATATTACCGCCACCAGAGAACAGCAGCGGTGAGTGGGTGGAAGACGTGGTGCCGGGCGGAAATCATGATACTCCGGCAGTGTGCGGGAACGATGAAGGTAAAAAGCGTTGGCGCACTTATCGGACGAACTGAAGCGGCAGTGAGAACGAAGGCACGGGAGCTGGGCATCAGCATGATGTTACGTGGTGATTTTCACCCGTCGGCAAAATATTCTCAGCGTGATATTGAGCTGGCGCGGCAACTGCATCAGAGAGGCATGCAAAGAAGGGAAATTGCCAGAAAATTAGGCATGCCGCTGCGCATAGTGAATAACTACGTTTATTTCGACAGGAGGGTGTCTGCGTGAAAATCCTGTATCAGGATTACGGCCCGGTGGGGCAGGTGGTTATCAGCAGTACTGTAATGGAGTTTCGGAAGCATAACCGTGTGGTGGATGCTGTGCTGTTAACCTGTCCGGGGATATCGGCGAGTCGTGCAGGTGTGTTTATTATGAAGACGAAATTATATGGCAGTAAGGCGTGGATAAAGAAGGCGTATCGTGTAGCGTTGCAGGAGGTTAACAGTGAGTAAAATTAAAGAAATGCCGGTAGTTCGTGACGGATATGGCTACTGGACACATCCTGAATATGAAAAATTCTGTGATGGTCGGGAATATATTTCAACGGAAGAGTTTAACGCCTGGATGGAGGAAAATAATCTTCAATACGTCCTCTGCTTCAGAGATGAAGGATGTGCTGACCTTGATGCGTGTGATGCTGATATTTCTGCATGGGAACCGGAACGACCAGAGGGCGATGGCTGGTTTATTGGTTCCATTCATGATACGGAAGATGGCCCGGTTTGTGTCTGGTTGCGAAATAAGGCTGAAGCATAAAGGCGATAAACCAACTAACAACTAAATACTGAAGATTTAAATCAGAAACGATTTTTATTAAATCCTTAACCGGAGGGATTCCTGCACCCTCAGAACATCAGGAGGCCGCCCGAAAGGGCGGTAAGAAATGAAACATTATTTAGAAAAAAATTACCCACGAAAGAGCAGAACAACAGAGTTTCTGTTTTTCATTCTGTTTATAGTGTTGATGATACCGATATCCCCGCTATTACTGGTCTGGATAATTGGAAGGACATTTGAACCAGTTATTGAGCTATATACCGATGTGACATGGGAATCATTCAGCGCACTGCACAATAAAATTAATCCGTATAAGGAAAACTGATATGAGCACTATTACCAGAGAACGCGCGGAGATTAAATCATACATCACAGGCTTCCTGAGCGACTCGGCGCACGATAACAAGTCTTCAGACAGCCTGCTGGCTAATGTGTTTCGTATCGCGCTGGCATCACTGGAAGCAGAGCCGATAGCAATGGTAGTGCCTGATGAAATGGATTTGCTTACCTGCCATCTCGACGGTGTAACTAAAACATATGCTGATGGCTGGAACGCCTGCCGCGTCGCCATGCTTCAGGCCGGAAACTTTCGGGAAAATAAGAATTCGTCAACCAACAATTTTCGGGAAATCTCGGAAACGTCAACCAGATCTCCGATAACTCTGGATGGCTGGATAAGCTGTACTGAGCGAATGCCTGAAAAGAGCCAGAACGTGCTTATTTCGATGAATATCGATAGCGAGGCTGGGCCATTAATATATTCCGCACGCTATCTCGGAGGCACGTTCCGGCGCGGAGGTATAGCAGTTAGTCCGGGTAATGATCTTAGGCAAGCAACCCACTGGATGTCGCTACCAGAACCGCCGCAGGAGGTGAATCAATGACCTGGCCTGAAGCATTCACAACGGTAGGAATTGCGATGGCGGTGGCGCTGGTGGAGTATTCGATTTGCCGCTGGGGATAAAAACGGTTTGCGGGAAAAGGATAGTTAAGTAGAATTGCAGCGGGTGCTTGAGGCTATCTGCCTCGGGCATGAACACCAACGGCAGATAGAGAAAAGCCCCAGTTAACATTACGCGTCCTGCAAGACGCTTAACATTAATCTGAGGCTCAATCCATGCTGAACACATGTAGGTTAGCCTCTTACGTGCCGAAAGGCAAGGAGAAGCAGGCTATGAAGCAGCAAAAGGCGATGTTAATCGCCCTGATCGTCATCTGTTTAACCGTCATAGTGACGGCACTGGTAACGAGGAAAGACCTCTGCGAGGTGCGAATCCGAACCGGTCAGACGGAGGTCGCTGTCTTCGTAGACTACGAATCTGAGAAGTAAGAGACCAGGCGGGGGAGTAATCTCCCGCCACCTCTGATGTGTCAGGCATCCTCAACGCACCCGCGCTTTACCATACTGAAAATGCTGTTTGAATGTTCATCTCTGAAAGAGGACTATGAATGAAAAAGGTATTGATTGCAGCACTTATTTCCGGTGTGTCTTTTGGCGCTTTTGCACAGCAGGGTGGTTTCCAGGGGCCAGAAGCAGAGCGTTCAACAGTAGCGCAGGCAAAAGAACTGAAGGATGATGCATGGGTTATCCTTGAAGGGAGCATCGTTAAAAAAGTGGGTGATGAACGTTATGAGTTTCGTGACAATAGCGGGACAATTGTCACGGATATTGATGACAGCGTATGGGCCGGGCAGAATGTTTCTCCGAAAGACAAAGTAAGAATTGAGGGTGAAATTGATAAAGACCTGAGCAGTGTTGAAGTTGATGTAAAGGCACTGAAATTATTAAAGTAACCGCCCCTGCTTGTTAAGCCCGTCTTACTGACGGGTTTTCTGTTTGTACATTCCGGCGTATTGCCTTACAATTCGCGCAGTCAGCCTGAACAACTGACACCTGCTGTCACCGGAGAATCCGATGACACAACACATAAAATCCCACAATTCTGAAGCCGACCCGGAAATTAAGCAGGGGAGGCGTTTTCGTGCGCCTCAGTATGGCTGGTTTCACTATCTGTTCTGTACGATCGATGAGGCAGATATGCTTCAAGAGGCGTATCTGCGTCGCGGTGTCCGTGTGGAGCGGAGTCTGAACGCTGATCGTCTGACCTGGACCGTTTCTGTATATCTTCCTGTTCGTGCACATCTGCCACGGACACATGCCTGCTACCGTCAGCGCGTCTGGAGGTAATGTGCGGGTATTACTTCGACCTGTTCTGGTTCCGGAACTCGGGCTGGTGGTCCTTAAGCCCGGTCGTGAATCATTGCCAGTTTTTCATCGCGGCAGGGTGCTGGTGGAGCCGGAACCGAAAAACATGCGGGCGCTGCCATCTGGAGCGGTTCCTGCTGTTCGCCAGCCGCTGGCGGAAGATAAATCACTGCTGCCATTTTTCAGCGATGAGCGGGTGATTCGTGCAGCTGGCGGCGCTGGTGCACTGTCTGACTGGTTATTACGTCACGTGAAATCCTGCCAGTGGCCACACGGCGATTATCATCACAGCGAAACCGTTATTCACAGTTACGGTGCTGGCGCAATGGTGTTGTGCTGGCACTGCGACAACCAGCTGCGCGACCAGACCTCCGAATCACTTGAGCAACTTACTCAACAAAATCTGACAGCCTGGATGATTGACGTCATACGCCATGTAATGAATGGCACGCAGGAGCGGGAATTATCGCTGGCTGAATTATCCTGGTGGGCAGTCTGCAATCAGGTGGTGGACGCATTACCTGAGGCAGTATCGCGTCGCTCTCTGGGATTACCGGCGGAAAAAATCCGCTCCGTATACCGTGAAAGCGACATCATACCGGGAGAACAGACCGCCACCAGCATACTGAAGCAGCGCACAAAAAATATTGCGCTACCGCCTCACACCCACCAGCAACAGAACCCACCACAGGAAAAGACGGTGGTCAGCATTGCCGTTGATCCGGAGTCTCCGGAATCCTTCATGAAACGACCTAAACGTCGCCGCTGGGTAAATGAGAAATACACACGCTGGGTAAAGACACAGCCGTGTGCGTGTTGTGGTAAGCCAGCGGACGATCCTCATCATCTGATTGGTCATGGTCAGGGCGGAATGGGAACAAAATCCCACGATATTTTCACGCTACCGCTGTGTCGGGAGCATCACAACGAGCTTCATGCGGATCCGCTGGCGTTCGAAGAAAAGCATGGTTCCCAGGTTGATTTAATTTTTCGTTTTCTTGATCACGCCTTTGCAACCGGCGTGCTCGGGTAAAAGAGGTTACTGATGCGTATAGAGTTTGTTTTGCCTTACCCGCCGACGGTGAACACCTACTGGCGACGTCGTGGCAGCACATATTTTGTATCAAAAGCCGGTGAGCGTTATCGCCGGGATGTGGCACTTATTGTTCGCCAGCAGCGGCTGAAATTAAACCTGTCCGGAAGGCTGGCGATAAAGATTATTGCAGAGCCACCGGATAAGCGCCGTCGTGACCTGGACAATATCCTGAAAGCACCACTGGATGCGCTGACGCATGCCGGACTTCTCATAGACGACGAGCAGTTTGATGAAATCAATATTGTGCGCGGCCAGCTCGTTTCTGGTGGGCGGCTGGGCGTGAAGATTTACAAAATTGAAAGTGAGTGAGCATAAATATGATATACCCGGAAATTACAGGCAAAAGCGGTGAGCATTTACGCCTGAAAACGCTGGAAAGTGTCTGGATCCAGGGGAAACTGCGTATGTGGGGGCGTTGGTCGTATATTGGCGACGGTAAGACGGGAAATATGTTCAACCAATTACTGACCTCTAAAAAGCTGACAAAAACGGCAATTAACGAGGCGCTCCGGAGGATGAAAAAAGCGGGTCTGGACAAACCTGAACTTGAGGCTTTTTTGCGGGATATGATCAACGGCAATCAAAAAAGCTGGCTGGCACATTGTACCGATTCAGAGGCGTTAATAATCGACAGGGTTATTGGTGAAGTACTGGCAGGTTATCCCGGGCTGCTCAATGTTCTGAGTCAGCGTTATGTGGGGCGGGGGATGACTAAGCGCAAAATGGCTGAACTGCTGAATGATGCACATCCGGAATGGAGTTTAAGAACCTGTGAAAGACGCATTGAGCATTGGCTAAAGGTGGCAGAATTTATTTTGTACAAACCAATGGTTATGGCTTTTGGTATAGATAAAAAAGTTATTGCTTTTTGACGTAAAAACTGCTTCAATTCCGGTACGCTTCGCAAAGCTGTACCGCGAGGCGAATAGCAGACATGGACATTTGAAAGAGCCCGCTTTTTGCGGGTTTTTTTATGACTGAAAAACGGCACGGGGCGTTAAATGCGCTGGTGGTTGCGAATACCGGTCTTTCTGCTTGCTGGCTTTTTGGACAAGAGTTATTGGTATGTCACGTTAACCAAAAGGGAAAAAAGACATGCTAAAACAGCAGGATATGACAGAAACCGCCAGAGTGGTGTTTAATGAATTAAGCGTTACCGAACCGGCGACAGTCGGGGAGATTGCGCAGAATACTTACCTTTCACGCGAACGCTGCCAGTTAATACTGACCCAGCTTGTTATGGCGGGTCTGGCAGACTATCAGTGCGGTTGTTACAGACGCCTTCAGTCCTGAAGGCTTTTTATTTGTGGTGAATGGGCGGCTGGTGGGGGGGCGACACCTGTCAGTCCTTTGCTTATGTGTTGATGATAATTTACCTTTTGGGGCTATAATTGAGCTAACCAATTGCTAATGAAAGTAAAATTATAATGGCTGTTGTCTGTTCAGTTATCATGGTTTGCTCCCCAATTAATATTTTTCTTGAAAAGGATACGTTGTCACTTAAGCCAGGCTCAGTCGTTCTGGCCACCAAATGCATCAGGGAGCTTTTCCTTATGCATTATGGCAAAGTTAAAATTGTCGATATAAGCGAATCCGTCGTAAGTCAATATCTGGAAAGTCAGCATAAGCTGACGAGGACTCGTCTGACTGACATTCCGCTTTACCTGTTGCTGGAACCCAACAATCCTGCGTTGGCTGCGGCTTTAATTACCAGCCAGGGATTTTCCGGAGAGGTCACGGATATGTTTCTTATGATGGCCTGCCTGTCTCTGTTTGAAACAGATGAACGGATGTCATTGTTTTTAAGTGGATGTTTATCCAGCATAAGTGCCAAAGTCAGGGCGATAATTCAGACAGATATATCAGCAAGCTGGACGCTTGGTGCGATTGCTCTACAGTTGCATATGAGTGAGAGTTTGTTAAAGACAAAACTGAAAAATGAAGGGGGCATGTTCAGTCGCTTGTTGCTGGAAGAGCGGATGCGTGTTGCTGTAAATATGTTATGTTCCCGGCATGGATATGGACAGGCTATAGCAGAAAAATGCGGTTATTCAAGCAGGTCCTACTTTATTTCTGTATTTCACCGCTATTATGGCTTCCCGCCAGACAGATATGTATCCAGGCAAGGGCTTGATTATTGATTTTCATCTGATTATTATTTTTTGGCTCGGTCCTTTAGCTCAGTGGTGAGAGCGAGCGACTCATAATCGCCAGGTCGCTGGTTCAAATCCAGCAAGGGCCACCATATTACATACCGCTATTAGCTCATCGGGACAGAGCGCCAGCCTTCGAAGCTGGCTGCGCGGGGTTCAAGTCCCCGATGGCGGTCCATTATCAGCATCATGCGTTGTTAGCTCAGTCGGACAGAGCAATTGCCTTCTAAGCAATCGGTCAGTGGTTAGACTCCACTACAACGCGCCACACTTATTTTCCAGGCTCGCTTCGGCGGGCCTTTTTTGTATCTGCGCCACGCCCGGCGCATATCAACCACAGAGCCTTTCGGGGGTGAGCTTACGGAGTGGTCAGTGTGACTTTCTCTGTGGGCAGATCGCTCCCGGGCGTTGGCTCACCCACCCAAAGGAACGTCACGATGTTTGTAAGCGTCAACGGAGCACCGTATTGACGCTTATTTATTGGTGAGTACTACGTTCCATGGCAGGAGTTCGTCAACACGGTTGGAGGGCCATTCCGGCAGTACGCTCAGAATATGGCGCAGATACGCTTCCGGATCGATACCGTTCAGACGGCAGGTGCCGCTCAGCCCGTACAGCAGTGCTCCACGCTCGCCGCCGTGATCGCTACCGAAGAACACGTAATTTTTCTTTCCGAGACAGACTGCACGAAGCGCTCTTTCCGCTGTGTTATTGTCCACCTCCGCCAGACCGTCATCACTGTAATAACAGAGGGCGTCCCACTGATTCAGTACATAGCTGAACGCTTCGCCCAGTCTGGATTTTTTCGACAGCGTGCCATTCTTCTCCACCATCCATTCATGCAGCGACGTCAGTAACGCTTTGCTTCGCTGCTGCCTGGCTGCAAGACGCTCTGATTCTGGTAATCCCCGTATTTCATCCTCGATGGCGTACAGTTCACTGATTCGCTTCAGGGCTTCTTCTGCCGTCGCACTTTTGCTGCTGATGTATACATCGTGGATTTTTCTCCGGGCATGAGCCCAGCACGCAACTTCTGTCAGCGCACTACCTTCACGTTCTGCACTGAACAGCCTGTCATAACCTGTGAACGCATCCGCCTGCAGGATACCCCGGAAGGGGCGGAGGTGTTGCTCCGGGTGTTTCCCCTGCCGGTTCGATGAGTACGCGAACCAGACCGCCGGAGGAGATGACGAACCCGCATTGCGATCATCCCGGACATACGTCCAGATGCGCCCTGTTTTCGTCTTTTTCAGGCCCGGTGCCAGTACCTTTACCGGTGTGTCGTCAGTGTGAAGCTTGCGGGTATTCATCACATAACGGTACAGGGCATCATTCACCGGTGTCATTAACTGGCAGCACGCGTCAACCCAGTTGGAGAGTAAGGCCCGGCTCAGTTCGACACCCTGGCGGGCAAAGATTTCACTCTGACGATACAGTGGCAGATGTTCGCAGTATTTTCCCGTTAACACGCGGGCAAGTAATCCGGGGCCCGCGATACCACGCTCTATCGGGCGGGACGGCGCCGGTGCTTCAACAATACAGTCACATTTTGTACAGGCTTTTTTTACCCGTTCTGTGCGGATCACTTTCAGGGCACTGCTCACCAGTTCCAGCTGTTCAGCGCTGACTTCTCCCAGATAATCCAGCTCACCGCCACACTCCGGGCAACAGCTTTCTTCTGGCTCCAGGCGGTGTATTTCACGGGGAAGGTGTGCCGGTAACGGACGACGATGGCGCGACTGTCGCAACTGGCGGGGAACCTGAGGATCGTCTTCCCGCCCACTGTAACGATCGCTGTCCTGTTCACGTTGTTTCAGCAGAGCCTCAGCCAGTTCAACTTCACGACGCAGTTTTTCAGAACGGGTACCGAACAGCATCCGGCGCAGTTTTTCTATCTGAGCCCGCAGATGTTCTATTTCCCGTTCATCTTCTTCGATCTTTTCTTCGGCACGTGTCAGTGCAGAGCGCAGGAAGGCTTCCGTCTCTTCAACCAGACTCAGTTGCTGGTCTTTCTGACGGAGGGCTTCAGCCTGCTCAGAGAGCAACCTTTCCAGCTCTGCGATGCGAATGAGGTATTTCTGACTCATGACCGTTTTTATAATGCGGTCAGGAGTTTTTTACAACATTGTCAGTGAGTTACGGCTGGATGTTTTTGGCTGACGCCAGTCCAGCTTATCGAGGAGCATTGCCAGTTGCGAGCGGGTAATGGATACCTTGCCGTCACGTACCGCAGGCCAGATAAACTGGCCTTCCTCCAGGCGTTTGGTGAACAGGCACAGACCATCAGCATCAGCCCAAAGAATTTTGACGGTGTCACCCCGTCGGCCACGGAAGATAAACAGGTGACCGGAGAAGGGATTATCATTCAGCACATGTTGTACCTGTTCTCCCAGTCCGTTGAAGGATTTACGCATATCGGTAACGCCGGCAACGAGCCAGATACGGGTACCTGATGGGAGTGAGATCATCTTCCCCTCCCGGTCAGTTCACGGATCAACACCGTGAGCAGCTCTGGCGATGGATTTTCCAGCGTCATGTTACCGTGACGGAATTCCACCTTGCAGGAACTGGCACTGACTCTGGTCTGAGTGGAAGTGGATAAAGACGGCGCAATGGCCGCCACAGGTTCTTTCTGCTCATCCGGCGTTATTTCTACAGGTAATAATTCAACGCCAGTGTCAGAAGAGGTCGTTACCGGAAGACGCCGCGAAACACGCCCTTCGTTCTGCCAGAGCCTGAGCCATTTGAAAATAACATTATCATTGACGCCATTTTCACGTGCAATCTGTGCAACACAAGCTCCAGGTTGTGATGCCAGTTCCACCATACGAAGTTTGAATTCATTCGAATAGTTTTTACGAGGTTCTTTTCGCCAGTCCTGTAATTCCATACTTAGATGTCCGTCTATATCAGATGGGCGTCTAAGTTACCAATTCTCGTCTGATGGCTACATACGGCGGTCAGTTTACGCTTACCGATGTTTGGAATCTTCAAAAAGAAAACCCGCAGAGCGGCAGCGGAAATTAAAAAGTTTGAGAAACGCGATCTGGCACAGGCGGTGATTAACGCTGCATACCTGGTGGCCTATGCAGATGGTGAATGCGAGGCATCCGAGAAAGCGAAGATCGAACAGGTCTTACGTAATCAGCCTGCGTTGTCTGCGTTTACCTCGGAAATTAATGCGATTAGCGCAACTATTATCGGTCAGCTGGATACCAATTTTAAAATTGGTCGTCGTGCCGCGTTACGTGAGATCGAGGATGTGAAACACGATACGCGTGAAGCGGAAGATGTGCTGGATGTGGCGGTGGCCATTGCGGAGGCAGACGGCGAAATTGAGCCGGAAGAGCGCAAGGTGCTGGAAGAGATTGCCGGTGTTCTGGGTCTTCGTCTGGAGAATCACCTGTGACGGTAAAACTGCGCCTGACTGTGGCTGCACTCCTGCTGTTTCTGGTGGTGATGGTGGATTTCACCAGCAGAATCATGTCGGTGCTGGCGGATGGGGTGCTGGTCTGCGGCATTATGGTATTGCTGTGGCCGGTGATAAAAAGAAACAGCCTGCATAATGCTTGATTTTTTTGTTTGCTGTTTATTAAAAACACTTCTGCATGGTGAATCCCCCTGTGCGGAGGGGCGATCAGCAACCAGGTATATGGGATAATCGCGGATTCAGGTGCTGATACTGAATTCACCGGGAGGCACCCGGCACCATGCTTTGCCACAAAAGTGTTGTTTCTGTTTTTCTCAAACTATCATCGTTATCCCTTTATTTCCGGCTGCGCATGGCGTGGCCTTTTTTTTACGACCAGCCACTGGCAGATGGCCATCCTGTAATTTGATTCCGGTTCCGGCTTTTTAACTCTGTTCCTGTACACGGGAGAAATTCGATGTCGATTAAACATTATGATGTTGTCAGGGCGGCGTCGCCGTCAGACCTTGCGGAAAAGCTGACACACAAACTGAAAGAGGGCTGGCAGCCGTTTGGTAGTCCGGTGGCCATAACCCCTTATACTCTGATGCAGGCCATTGCGGCGGAAGGTGATGTCACCACACCTGTGTTGGTGAAGCCGTCGGATGGAGAAGGCACAGTAATCAGCGCCACCAGAGACCCGGAGTATTACTTTGTTGTGGTTCTGGCGGGGCAGTCAAACAGCATGGCATATGGTGAAGGCCTTCCGCTGCCGGAGACATATGACCGTCCGGACCCGCGCATTAAGCAGCTGGCGCGTCGCAGTACGGTGACACCGGGCGGTGTCGCCTGTAAATATAACGACATCATTCCGGCGGACCATTGTCTGCATGATGTGCAGGACATGAGCCGCCTTAACCATCCGAAAGCGGACCTGTCAAAGGGGCAGTACGGAACCGTGGGGCAGGGGCTGCATATCGCCAAAAAATTGCTGCCGTTTATACCGGCGAATGCGGGCATTCTGCTGGTTCCGTGCTGTCGTGGTGGTTCAGCGTTCACCACCGGAGCCGATGGCACATACAGTGACGCGAGTGGTGCCTCGGAGAATTCAACCCGCTGGGGTGTGGACAAGCCGCTGTATAAGGACCTTATCGGTCGAACAAAAGCAGCACTGAAGAAGAATCCGAAAAATGTGCTGTTTGCCGTGGTGTGGATGCAGGGGGAATTTGATTTTGGCGGTACGCCGGCAAATCACGCAGCACAGTTTGGTGCGCAGGTTGATAAATTCCGTGCAGACCTGGCGGATATGGCAGGTCAGTGCGTCGGTGGCTCTGCTGACGGTGTTCCCTGGATATGCGGGGACACGACGTATTTCTGGAAGCAGAAGAACGAATCCTCGTACCAGACGGTGTACGGCAGCTACAAAAACAAAACGGAAAAGAATATCCATTTCGTACCGTTCATGACGGATGAGAATGGGGTGAATGTGCCGACGAACAAACCGGAAGAAGACCCGGACATTCCGGGTATCGGATATTACGGTTCGAAATGGCGTGACAGCTCAGCCACCTGGACGTCACAGGACAGGGCGAGCCATTTCAGCGCCTGGGCACGCCGTGGGATTATTTCCGACCGTCTGGCAACGGCGATTTTGCGCCATGCGGGAAGAGTGGCGCTAAACGCGGGGGCATCATCGACAGTATCAGAGGTGCGCCCGTCATCGCCTTCCGGTGCAGAAGCCACAGGCGTCACAACACTGCTCTCTTACCTTGCCAGCGAGTCAGAGGGAAGCCTGAAAGTACAGGGATGGTCAGCCAGTGGCGGCAGGGCAGAAGTGGTCAGCGATGCGGAGGGAACCGGAGGTAAGGCAGTGAAGCTGACCAAGGAAGCCGGTAAAAGCAGCTGGGTGCTGGAGTACGCCGCGGGCAACGGTGCGGCTCTGTTACAGAAAGGGGGGCAGATTCGCTGCCGCTTTAAGGTTTCGGGAGCGCTGGCTGCGAACCAGTATGTTATGGCGTTTTACTGGCCGGTATCTTCACTGCCACAGGGCGTTGCCCTGACCGGAGACGGGGGGAATAACCTGCTGGCAGCGTTCTACATCCAGACAGATGCAAAAGACCTGAATGTGATGTACCACAATGCGAAAGTGGCGACAAACAACCTGAAACTGGGAACCTTTGGCGCATTTGATAACGAATGGCATACGCTGGCCTTCCGCTTTGCCGGGAATAACAGCCTTCAGGTGACGCCGGTTATTGATGGTCAGGATGGCACACCGTTCACGCTGACGCAGTCACCGGTCAGTGCATTTGCGGCGGATAAACTGCATGTGACAGACATTACCAAAGGTGCGACTTACCCGGTGCTGATTGACAGCATTGCGGTGGAAGTGAACAACACAGACACTGCGGCATGATAAAAAAAACCGCCAGCGACAGGAATGGACGCTGGCGGTGGTAATACCTATGGAGAAAAAATAAAGGAACGATACTTTCGTGCTCTGGTTTTTTAAATGAAAACAGTTCTTATTGTCAACAATAACGGAAAGAAATTATGACATTTCTGAACCAGTTAATGCTGTACTTCTGTACGGTGGTCTGTGTGCTGTATCTCCTTTCGGGTGGGTACAGGGCCATGCGTGACTTCTGGCGCAGACAGATTGACAAAAGGGCCGCTGAGAAAATCAGCGCCAGTCAGTCAGCCGGAAGCAAACCCGAAGAGCCGCTCATTTAGCGGCAACTTTCTTAATCACATCTTTCGACGAGAAAATCCCATGTCAGAAATTACATCCCTGGTCACTGCTGAAGCAGTGAAGGAAGTCCTGCGCTCTGAAGAAGTCCGGAGCGCACTGAAACAAAAACTTCGCCATAACCTGGAAGCGCGTCTTGATGCAGAGGTTGATGCCATTCTGGATGAGCTGCTTGGTGTACAGGCAGAGCCACCGACTGAAGCGGGAGATACCACCGCAGAGAGCGGTGAAGTTCAGCCTGAATCACCGGTCGCCGATGCGACTGAACCTCAACCCGAATCGGTCATGATGCTGTAACGGGGAGTCAGGGCCATCAGTAAACAGCTGCTGGCCTTTTTCATGTTGTGAGCTTCCGGATAACGGGAGACGGGGTATGTACCAGATGGAAAAAATCACAACAGGTGTGTCATACACCACGTCAGCGGTGGGGACGGGATACTGGTTACTGCAGCTGCTGGACAAAGTCTCTCCGTCCCAGTGGGTGGCGATAGGTGTGCTGGGGAGTCTGCTGTTTGGCCTGCTGACGTATCTGACTAACCTGTATTTCAAAATTAAAGAGGACCGTCGCAAGGCTGCCCGGGGAGATTAGGTGATGAACCATGAAGAAATGAATCAGCGCTTCAGTCGTCTGGAAAATGAAATTGCTGAACTGAATAAAAAACTGTCGACGCTGATGCCTTCTGAAGATGAAAAAAAACGCCGCGATGAGCAGAAATCTCTCAGAGTGTTTCAGTATTCATAATGATAATTTCAGTGAGCTGGAATGTGTAACCGGCCATCCTTTGTTGTATCCGGTGATGCTGGGAAAATAACCATCTCAGAAAATGGAAAAGTAACACCGCCATCGCACCAGCATAGTGAGGTGCTCATTGAATTTGCCATTGATTACCTGAAGAACAATAAAAAGCAGGGGCTGATGAAGTGCATTGGTCGTTGCATGGGATATCTGCAGATAGCTGCTGAGATTGAAGCGCTGGCCAGTGGTGCGGACAAGGATGCAGTTGTGCGGGAGGCTCTTCTTCGTGAGTTTGACAACCCGCCCTTTAAAAAAGTGCCGGCTTACTGGTTTCATCCAGGACTGACTTATCTTAAAGGACGTATATAAGCTGGCTCGTTATCTGTTGCCGATAAATCCTGATAAATATCCATGAACACCAAAATCAAATACGGCCTGTCGGCTGCCGTTCTGGCGCTGATTGCCGCTGGTGCGCCTGCGCCTGACATTCTCGACCAGTTTCTGGATGAAAAGGAAGGTAACCACACCACGGCATACCGTGATGGTGCGGGTATCTGGACCATCTGCCGAGGTGCCATCATGGTGGATGGTAAGCCTGTGATTCCTGGCATGAAGCTGTCGAAGGAAAAATGCGACCAGGTTAACGCCATTGAACGTGATAAGGCGCTGGCATGGGTGGAGAAAAACATCAGAGTGCCACTGACCGAACCCCAGAAAGCGGGGATTGCGTCATTCTGTCCGTACAACATTGGCCCCGGTAAGTGTTTCCCGTCGACGTTTTACAGACGGATTAATGCTGGTGACCGCAGGGGAGCATGCGAGGCGATTCGCTGGTGGATTAAGGACGGTGGCAGAGACTGCCGTATTCGCTCAAACAACTGCTACGGTCAGGTCTCACGGCGTGACCAGGAGAGCGCGCTGGCGTGCTGGGGAATTGACAGATAAGCAGAATATTTTGCTGAAAAATGCGGTTTGCTCACACGGGCGGATAACACGAAATCCTGCGAACTGGCAAAAACTAAGTGAATAAAAGTAAAACCCCGTTTGTTGGCCGCAAGTGGGGTTTTGTGTTTCCTGACTCCGGAAAAGTCAAAGGAGAAAGTGTGTTTGATTTTAGCAAACTGATTCGGGAGATTCGAATGATGGCTGAAAAATTATCCACCTGGAAGTTCATCCTTATCTGGCTGGTGTTTGTGATTATGGCTTCCGGTTATTTCATTGGTCAGATACGCTGGTGGTGAAATGAACCGCGTACTGTGCGTGGTCATCATTGCCCTGCTGGTGGCCTGTGGTGCGCTTAGTCTGGGGCTGAATCATTACCGTGATAACGCCATAACCTACAAAGAGCAGCGCGATAAAAAAGTCAGTGAGCTGGAGCTGGCAAATGCAACCATTACTGATATGCAGCAGCGCCAGCGTGATGTTGCTGCACTTGATGCCAGATACTCGAGGGAATTAGCCGATGCGAGAGCTGAAAATGAAACTCTGCGCGCTGATGTTGCCGCTGGTCGTAAGCGCCTGCGGATCAACGCCAACTGTCCAGGCTCCTTGCGTAAAGCCCCCATCACCTCCGGCGTGGATAATGCAACCGGTCCCCGACTGGCAGAAGCCGCTGAACGGGATTATTTCATCCTCAGAGAACGGCTGATGGCAATGCAGAAGCAACTGGAAGGAGCACAGGAATATATCCGTACCCAGTGTATACCGTGATGTTTTGTTACGAAGGTGTTACTGGTAACGTTAAGGTAATTTAACAAAGAGTCAGTTCCGGACTTTATAGTGTGCTCAGTTCATGGCCAAAAACGATTTCTGTGATAAATATTTTGAATATTATTTACAGGTAAATGGAGTGGGGCGCATGGATAGAAATATTACAATAGAGTATGAAGTATATGCCCGTATTGTATGGGCAGAGAAGGCAAAAACATGGTAATTCCGTGTGTTGCCATGATACCTGATTGGCAGAATTGTTGTTTGGTTTTGAGTATATAGTCAGCGTCTTTTGTTCGGTAATTGCTCTTTCAATTAAAATGCCAGATATGATTTGCTTTTCTTTGTTGTTTAGTTTTTTTGTATATTATTTTTATTGTTTTTATATAATTAGTTTTTTATTGTTGTCTTATTAAGGACGGTTAATTCAGGATGGCAGTCTGTAGATAAACGGAGGTTACTTATGCTACATGATCACCTGGCAGAATGTCTGGAGAAAAAAGGACTGTACCGGAGAGCAGCTGAACGATGGGCAAAAGTGATGGTACAGCTAAGTGATGACCAGAAAAGAAAAGTGGCGGCACAGAAACGAGCAGAGTGTTTGCGTAAGGCGCGCCGGACTCCGGTTTCACCGGTGAACCTGACCGAAATAAAACAAGCGGTCAACCGACTACATTCTGAGTTGGGAATGGGATTTGAAGAGCGGCGGGTATTCCGACGATATAAAGGGACAGGAGAACAGAATACGTCCGGAAACGCGCGGTCAAAAAAATGCTAAAAAATATCTGAGAGAGTTATTGCCTGTTACCATAAGAAAAAGCGACTTTAGTGGTCGCTTTTTGTGTCATATATAAGTCGTTTAAGTAAACCTGTCTGAACAGGTGCTCTGGTCGTGTTTGTCTTTGTTGGGTACAAATTGAGAATATTTTTCATTAATTAATCTTCTTCTGCAGGCTTCAATAACCCACGCTGAAAAATTTCCTGAACCTTTCAGATCAAGAGCGATGTTAATTTGTTCAATCATCTGGTTTGGAAATCGGATGTTGCGGGTTGTTGTTCTGCGGGTTCTGTTCTTTGATGACATAATGTTGCCCCATATTCAGTGTTGCTGATTTGTATTATCTGAAGTTGCTTTTACGTTAATTTGATGCAGATCAATTAATACGATACCTGCGTCATAATTGATTATTTGACGTGGTTTGATGGCGTAGATGCACGTTGTGACATGTAGATGATAATTATTATCATTTTACGGGTCCTTTCCGGCGATCCGACAGGTTACGGGGCGGCGACCTCGCGGGTTTTCGCTATTTATGAGATTTTTTGAGGGGGAGTTGTTGTTTAATTGTTTGGCATATCTAATTGATAAGTAAGGTGAAAATAAAATAAATACAACAACCTTACGATGTGTTTTGATGTCGTCAATGCGAAAAATGTCAATGATATCAAATGGTTTTGTAAAAACACATGGTTGTTGTATCGCTTTTTATCGATGGCTTATGGAGAGGAGATGGCCTTTTTATTGAATAAAAGTGATATGGCCTCCTCCATCGGTATATCTGTTCAGGCATTTGATAAATGGGGCGTTCCTCCTGTTGAGCGTCGGGGGAGGGAAGTTTTTTATGACGTTAAAACTGTACTGGAGATAGATCGCGAGCGGCGACAACACAATCAGAGAATACCTGATGACGAGGGCGATCTGGAGGAAAGGCTGCTTCGGGCCAGAGCTGAACTGACAGAAGAACAGGCCGTAGCTCAAAAACTTAAAAATCAGGTAACCGAAGGTAAGCTTATTGACGCCGGATTCTGTATTTTTGCCCTCAGTAAGCTGGCAATGGCGTTATCCAGTACGCTTGATTCCATCCCTTTATCCATGCAGCGACAGTTTCCTGATTTAACACCGCGCCATCTTGACCATCTGAAAACCCTTATTGCTAAGGGGGCAAATCAGTGTGCGCGGGCAGGGGATAAATTACCGGATTTACTTGATGAATATATCAGAGCAACAACTGAATAATATGATGAGCGCTGTCACAACTGCATTACAGCCCCTGATAAGGGCATTGCCGGTGACGCCAGTTGAATGGGCTGATCAAAATTATTATCTGCCTAAAGAATCTTCATATGGTGAGGGCGAATGGAAAACGCTGCCATTCCAGATCGCCATCATGAACAGCATGGGGAATGATCAGATCCGCACTGTTAATCTGATTAAATCTGCCCGTGTTGGCTATACAAAGATGTTGCTGGGGGTGGTCGGGTATTTTATTGAGCATAAATCCCGAAACAGTCTGCTTTTTCAGCCCACGGATTCTGCCGCTGAAGATTTTATGAAGTCTCACGTGGAGGCGACGATTCGGAACGTGCCATGCCTGAAAGACCTTTCCCCATGGCTGGGTCGTAAACATCGTGACAATACTCTCACGCTGAAACGCTTTTCATCGGGCGTCGGTTTCTGGTGCCTGGGCGGCGCTGCCGCCAAAAACTACCGTGAAAAATCCGTGGACGTGGTCTGCTATGACGAACTTTCCTCGTTCGAGCCGGATGTCGAAAAAGAGGGCTCGCCAACCCTGCTGGGGGATAAGCGTATTGAGGGGTCGGTGTGGCCAAAATCCATTCGCGGCTCGACGCCTAAAATCAAAGGCACCTGCCAGATCGAAAAAGCCGCTAACGAGTCGGCGCATTTTATGCGTTTTTATGTGCCCTGCCCGCACTGTGGGGAGGAGCAGTATCTGAAATTTGGCGATGAGTCCACGCCTTTTGGGCTTAAATGGGAGAAGGACAGCCCTGAAAGTGTTTTCTACCTCTGTGAACATCATGGCTGCGTGATCCATCAGTCTGAACTGGACCAGAGCAACGGGCGGTGGATCTGTGAAAACACAGGCATGTGGACCCGTGACGGTCTGACGTTTTTCAGCGCCCGGGGTGATGAAATTCCGCCGCCGCGCTCCATCACGTTCCATATCTGGACGGCGTACAGTCCGTTCACCACCTGGGTACAGATTGTCTATGACTGGCTGGATGCACTGAAAGATCCCAACGGCCTGAAAACCTTTGTGAACACCACGCTGGGCGAGACCTGGGAAGAGGCCGTGGGCGAAAAACTCGATCACCAGGTACTGATGGATAAGGTGGTGCGTTACACGGCGGCGGTGCCTGCCCGGGTGGTTTATCTGACGGCGGGCATTGACTCGCAGCGAAACCGTTTTGAGATGTATGTCTGGGGATGGGCTCCGGGAGAGGAAGCCTTCCTGGTGGATAAAATCATCATTATGGGGCGTCCTGATGAGGAAGAGACGCTGTTACGTGTGGATGCGGCGATCAACAAAAAATACCGCCATGCGGATGGCACCGAAATGACTATTTCCCGTGTCTGCTGGGACACCGGGGGGATCGATGGTGAAATTGTTTATCAGAGATCAAAAAAACACGGTGTTTTCCGGGTGCTGCCGGTAAAAGGCGCATCTGTCTATGGCAAGCCGGTGATCACCATGCCAAAAACCCGCAATCAGCGGGGCGTGTATCTGTGTGAAGTGGGAACGGACACCGCAAAAGAAATTCTCTATGCCCGTATGAAAGCCGATCCCACGCCTGCGGATGAAGCCACGTCGTATGCCATCCGTTTTCCTGATGATCCGGAGATTTTTTCGCAGACAGAGGCGCAGCAACTGGTCGCGGAAGAGCTTGTGGAGAAGTGGGAAAAAGGAAAGATGCGTCTGCTGTGGGATAACAAAAAGCGGCGTAACGAAGCGCTGGACTGCCTGGTGTATGCCTACGCGGCATTACGTGTGTCCGTGCAACGCTGGCAGCTTGATCTGGCTGTACTGGCAAAATCCCGGGAAGAAGAGACGACCCGGCCAACCCTTAAAGAACTGGCAGCGAAGCTGTCCGGAGGAGTGAATGGTTACAGTCGCTGAACTGCAGGCGCTGCGTCAGGCGCGCCTTGATTTATTAACCGGTAAACGGGTGGTGTCTGTCCAGAAAGATGGTCGCAGAATTGAATATACGGCGGCTTCTCTGGATGAGCTTAACCGGGCGATCAATGATGCGGAGTCGGTACTGGGGACAACCCGGCGTCGCCGTCGTCCGCTGGGAGTGAGGTTATGAAACGAACGCCTGTCCTGATTGATGTGAACGGCGTTCCGCTTCGTGAGAGTCTCAGCTACAACGGGGGCGGTGCAGGATTTGGCGGGCAAATGGCGGAGTGGTTGCCACCGGCGCAGAGTGCCGATGCGGCCCTGCTACCCGCGTTGCGTCTGGGGAATGCCCGGGCAGATGATCTGGTGCGCAATAACGGAATAGCGGCTAATGCGGTGGCTCTGCATAAGGATCACATTGTCGGGCATATGTTTCTGATCAGCTACCGTCCGAACTGGCGCTGGCTGGGGATGCGGGAGACCGCAGCAAAAAGCTTTGTCGATGAGGTGGAGGCGGCCTGGTCGGAATACGCCGAAGGGATGTCTGGCGAGATCGACGTGGAAGGAAAACGCACGTTCACGGAATTTATCCGTGAAGGTGTGGGCGTTCATGCGTTTAACGGCGAAATCTTTGTGCAGCCGGTCTGGGATACGGAAACCACGCAGTTATTCCGTACGCGTTTTAAAGCCGTGAGTCCGAAACGGGTGGACACGCCTGGACACGGTATGGGGAACCGTTTTCTGCGGGCCGGTGTGGAGGTCGATCGATATGGCCGTGCCGTCGCGTACCATATTTGTGAGGATGATTTTCCGTTCTCTGGTAGTGGACGATGGGAACGGATCCCGCGTGAACTTCCCACCGGGCGTCCGGCTATGCTGCATATTTTCGAGCCGGTGGAGGACGGGCAGACCCGTGGGGCTAATCAGTTTTACAGCGTCATGGAACGGCTGAAGATGCTCGATTCCCTGCAGGCAACACAGCTTCAGTCGGCCATAGTGAAGGCGATGTATGCAGCGACGATTGAAAGTGAACTTGATACCGAAAAGGCCTTTGAATATATCGCCGGCGCGCCACAGGAGCAGAAGGATAATCCGCTTATTAATATTCTGGAGAAGTTCTCCAGCTGGTATGACACGAATCACGTGACGCTGGGCGGTGTCAAAATTCCGCACCTTTTCCCTGGTGATGATCTGAAACTGCAGACAGCGCAGGATTCAGACAATGGATTTTCGGCGCTTGAACAGGCGCTGCTGCGGTATATCGCCGCCGGTCTTGGCGTTTCCTACGAACAGTTGTCCCGTGATTACTCGAAGGTCAGTTACTCAAGTGCCCGCGCCTCCGCCAATGAGTCGTGGCGCTATTTTATGGGGCGGCGAAAATTTATTGCGGCCCGACTGGCCACGCAGATGTTTTCCTGCTGGCTGGAAGAGGCACTTCTTCGGGGGATTATTCGTCCGCCACGGGCACGTTTTGATTTTTATCAGGCGCGATCAGCCTGGTCACGGGCAGAGTGGATTGGTGCCGGAAGAATGGCCATTGACGGGCTCAAGGAAGTCCAGGAATCAGTGATGCGCATTGAGGCCGGACTGAGCACGTATGAGAAAGAGCTGGCGCTGATGGGCGAGGATTATCAGGACATTTTCCGCCAGCAGGTCAGGGAATCTGCAGAGCGGGAAAAAGCCGGACTCTCACGCCCGGTGTGGATAGCGCAGGCGTATCAGCAGCAGATAGCGGAGAGTCGCAGGCCGGAAGAGGAGACAACACCACGTGAGACGTAATCTTTCACACATTATTGCCGCAGCATTCAATGAACCGCTGCTTCTGGAGCCCGCCTATGCGCGGGTTTTCTTTTGCGCGCTCGGGCGCGAGATGGGGGCAGCAAGTCTTTCGGTACCACAACAACAGGTACAGCTTGATGCTCCCGGAATGCTGGCTGAAACGGACGAGTACATGGCCGGAGGTAAACGACCGGCCCGTGTTTACCGGGTGGTGAACGGTATTGCTGTACTGCCGGTGACCGGCACGCTGGTGCACCGGCTGGGCGGTATGCGGCCATTTTCCGGAATGACAGGCTATGACGGCATTGTCGCCTGTCTTCAGCAGGCAATGGCAGATAGCCAGGTGCGGGGCGTACTGCTGGACATTGACAGTCCGGGCGGGCAGGCCGCCGGCGCGTTTGACTGCGCTGACATGATTTACCGCCTCCGTCAGCAGAAGCCGGTCTGGGCACTGTGCAATGACACGGCCTGTTCTGCAGCCATGCTGCTGGCGTCGGCCTGCTCCCGACGGCTGGTTACCCAGACATCCCGTATCGGCTCCATTGGCGTGATGATGAGCCATGTCAGCTATGCCGGTCATCTGGCGCAGGCCGGGGTGGATATCACGCTGATTTATGCCGGGGCGCACAAGGTGGATGGCAATCAGTTTGAAGCCTTACCGGCAGAGGTGCGTCAGGACATGCAGCAGCGGGTTGATGCGGCGCACCGGATGTTTGCCGAAAAAGTGGCGATGTATACGGGGCTGTCTGTGGAAGCTGTCACGGGGACAGAGGCTGCCGTTTTTGAAGGTCAGTCCGCTATTAAGGCCGGACTGGCGGATGAATTAATCAATGCGTCGGATGCCATCAGCGTGATGGCTGCGGCGCTGAACACTCATGATACAGGAGGCACTATGCCGCAATTAACTGCAACGGAAGCTGCCGCGCAGGAGAACCAGCGAGTGATGGGGATCCTGACGTGTCAGGAAGCGAAAGGACGTGAACAGCTTGCCACGATGCTGGCAGGACAACAGGGCATGAGCATTGAACAGGCCCGGGCTATTCTGGCCGCGGCGGCACCGCAGCAGCCGGTGGCATCCGCGCAGAGTGAAGCCGATCGCATTATGGCGTGTGAAGAAGCGAAAGGTCGTGAACAACTGGCGGCAACGCTGGCGGCGATGCCGGAGATGACGGTGGAAAAAGCCCGCCCGATCCTGGCTGCCTCACCGCAGGCGAATGCCGGGCCCTCACTTCGTGATCAGATCATGGCCCTGGATGAGGCAAAAGGGGCAGAAGCGCAGGCTGAAAAACTGGCGGCCTGCCCGGGAATGACCGTGGAGAACGCCCGGGCTGTGCTGGCTGCGGGATCAGGTAAGGCCGAACCGGTCTCTGCATCCACAACCGCCCTGTTTGAACATTTCATGGCGAATCATTCACCGGCAGCGGTGCGGGGTGGCGTGTCACAGACGTCAGCAGACGGTGATGCGGACGTGAAAATGCTCATGGCCATGCCATGAAGTCAGTGCTGACCATCAATATGAGGTTTTAACAAAATGGTGACGAAAACCATCACTGAACAGCGTGCGGAAGTACGTATTTTTGCTGGTAATGATCCGGCTCATACCGCCACAGGCAGCAGCGGGATTTCTTCTGCAACACCGGCTCTGACGCCCCTGATGCTGGATGAAGCCACCGGGAAACTGGTGGTCTGGGATGGACAGAAAGCCGGTAGTGCGGTTGGCATACTGGTACTGCCGCTTGAAGGCACAGAGACGGTGCTGACCTATTACAAGTCGGGGACCTTTGCGACGGAGGCAATCCGCTGGCCTGACAGTGTGGATGAACACAAAAAGGCAAATGCCTTTGCCGGCACAGCCCTGAGTCACGCGGCTCTGCCGTAACACGTTATCAGGCCACCATGGTGGCCTGACTGATTTCTGAATGAAAGGAACTGATTTATGGGATTGTTTACGACCCGCCAGTTACTCGGTTATACCGAACAAAAAGTGAAATTTCGTGCGCTGTTTCTGGAGCTGTTTTTCCGCCGTACGGTGAATTTCCACACCGAAGAGGTGATGCTGGACAAAATTACCGGAAAAACGCCGGTGGCGGCCTATGTCTCCCCGATCGTTGAAGGAAAAGTGCTGCGCCATCGTGGTGGTGAAACCCGCGTGTTGCGTCCGGGCTACGTCAAGCCGAAACACGAATTTAATTACCAGCAGGCGGTTGAGCGCCTTCCTGGTGAAGATCCGGCTCAGCTGAACGACCCGGCCTACCGTCGTCTGCGTATCATTACCGATAACCTCAAACAGGAAGAGCACGCCATTGTCCAGGTGGAAGAAATGCAGGCGGTGAATGCCGTGCTGTATGGCAAATACACCATGGAAGGGGATCAGTTTGATACTGTCGAGGTGGATTTCGGGCGCTCTGAAGGAAATAACATTGAGCAGGCTGACGGTAAAAAATGGTCTGAGCAGGACCGTGATACGTTTGATCCGACGCATGATATTGACCTCTACTGCGATCAGGCCAGCGGCCTTGTGAATATCGCCATTATGGACGGTACGGTCTGGCGTCTGCTGAATGGCTTTAAGCTGTTCCGCGAAAAACTGGATACCCGTCGCGGCTCAAATTCACAACTCGAAACGGCAGTGAAAGATCTGGGCGCAGTGGTGTCCTTCAAGGGGTATTACGGCGATCTGGCCATTGTGGTGGCGAAAACGTCTTATGTGGCAGAGGACGGTACCGAAAAACGTTATCTGCCGGAGGGCATGCTGGTGCTGGGGAATACGGCGGCAGAGGGGATTCGTTGCTATGGTGCCATTAAGGATGCACAGGCGTTGTCTGAAGGAGTGGTGGCTTCTTCCCGTTACCCGAAACACTGGCTGACCGTGGGCGATCCGTCCTGTGAATTCACCATGACGCAGTCCGCTCCGCTGATGGTGCTGCCGGATCCGGATGAGTTTGTGGTGGTACAGGTGAAATAATCCGTGAGCGGGGGCGAAATGCCCCCGTGTCTTTTTTCACAGGAGGCTGAGATGGCAACAAAAGAAGAAAATCTGAATCGTCTTCGTCAACTGGCTGGCCTGCTGGGGCGCGAGGCGGATATGTCGGGGAGTGCTGCGGATATTGCTCAACGTGTGTCTGAGTGGGAAGAGGAGCTTGCTGTTTCCCCGGAGGGCATTATGCACTCTGATGAGAGCGGGGCTGATCAAAATCACACAGACGATGGTGAGCAGTTGAACAACACGGATGCTCCGGATGATGTTAAAGCCGTCCGGGTACGGAAGTGCCTGCAAGTAATGGGGTATTGCCCGGAGACAGGTCGTCCCGTTGAGCTGGCGTTACGGGGTATGCGTGTTCTGGTGCCATCATCACTGGCAACGGCCATGATACAGCACGGAACGGCTGAATATGCGTGATTTTCAGAATGCCTTTGATGCTGCCCTCGCCGGGGTAGACAGTACGATCGTTGAAGTGATGGGGCTCTGTGCGCAGTTCACCTCGGGGGCACAGTGTGGCAGCGAAGTTCAGGGGGTTTTTGACGATCCGGAGTCGCTGGGGTTTGCCGGTGGCGGGGTCCGTATTGAAGGAAGCAGCCCGTCATTATTTGTGCGGACGGATACGGTTCGTGCCGTGCGGCGTGGTGACACGCTGACCATTAATGGTGAGATATTCTGGGTGGATCGTGTTTCTCCGGATGACGGGGGCAGCTGTTATCTCTGGCTCAACCGTGGTCAACCACCCGCAGTTAACCGGCGACGATAAACGCAGGGTGAAATTATGGCGATAAAAGGGCTTGATCAGGCGATTGACAATCTGAGCCGGGTTCGTAAAAACGCCATTCCGGCGGCTTCAGCAATGGCCATTAACCGCGTGGCCACAACGGCGATTAATCAGTCTTCATCACAGGTTGCCCGGGAGACAAAGGTTCGCCGGAAACTGGTTAAGGAACGGTCCAGACTGAAACGGGCGACGGTCAGAAATCCGAATGCCAGAATTATCGTTAACCGCGGTGATCTCCCTGTGATTAAGCTGGGGATCAGGATGCTGGGGCGTCGCCCGAACAGCATACTTAAAGCCGGTCAGCATCGGTATCAGCGGGCATTTATTCAGCGATTAAAAAATGGTCGCTGGCATGTCATGCAGCGTGTGGCCGGGAAAAACCGTTACCCCATTGATGTGGTGAAAATCCCGATGGCGGCCCCACTGAAACAGGCATTTGATGAGAATGTTGACCGTATCCGGCGTGAACGCCTGCCTAAAGAACTGGCATACGCGCTGAAACAACAACTGAGGATTGCAATAAAACGATGAAACACACTGACATTCGTGCCGCAGTGCTGGATGCACTCGAGCAGCATGAACACGGGGCGACGCTGTTTGATGGTCGCCCCGTTGTTTTTGACGAAGAGGATTTTCCTGCGATCGCGGTTTATCTGACGGATGCAGAGTATACCGGTGAAGAGCTGGATGCAGATACCTGGCGGGCCACGCTGCATATTGAGGTGTTTTTACCGGCACAGGTACCGGATTCAGAGCTTGATCAGTGGATGGAAAGCCGGATTTACCCGGCGATGACCGCGATCCCGGCACTGGCAGGACTGATTACCACGATGGTTACGCAGGGCTATGAGTATCGTCGTGATGACGATATGGCGTTATGGAGTTCTGCAGATCTGACTTATTCCATTACATACGAGATGTGAGGACGATATGGCAACACCAAATCCCCTTGAGCCGGTAAAAGGTGCCGGTACCACTCTGTGGGTTTACAACGGCAAGGGTGATGCTTATGCAAACCCGTTGTCAGACGATGACTGGCAGCGACTGGCTAAGGTGAAGGATCTGACGCCGGGCGAGATGACGGCAGAACCCTACGATGATAACTACCTGGATGATGAAGACGCGGACTGGACCGCGACCGGGCAGGGGCAGAAGTCTGCAGGAGATACCAGTTTTACGCTGGCCTGGAAACCGGGAGAAGAAGGTCAGAAAGGGCTTATAGGCTGGTTTGAAAGCGGGGATGTGCGGGCCTATAAAATCCGTTTCCCAAATGGCACGGTGGATGTGTTCCGTGGCTGGGTCAGCAGTATCGGTAAGGCCGTGACGGCGAAAGAAGTGATCACCCGCACGGTGAAAGTGACCAACGTGGGCAAACCTTCTGTAGCGGAAGAACGCAGCAAAATTACGCCGGTCACTGCGATTAAGGTGACGCCGACATCCGGTACGGTGGCAAAAGGGAAAACAACCACCCTGACGGTTTCTTTTGAGCCGGAAAGTGCAACCGACAAGACGTTCAGAGCGGTTTCCGCCGATCCGTCGAAAGCCACCATTAGTGTGAAAGATATGACAATTACGGTAAACGGCGTGGCGACAGGTAAGGTGCAGATCCCTGTGGTGAGCGGAAATGGTCAGTTCGCCGCAGTGGCTGAAGTCACCGTTACTGAAGCGGGCGCTGCAGGGTAAACGGAGGTAATACATGTTTCTGAAAACAGAACAATTTGAATATAACGGTGTGTCCGTCACGCTTTCCGAATTGTCTGCGCTGCAGCGGTTTGATTATATAAAGTTTGTTTCAGACGCAGAACAACAGGAGACAACGAAGCATGATGTCGTGCACATTAACCAGCGATATCTGGAAACGGCATCCCTGCTTGTGGCGATGTCGCTATGGCATTCCCATTCCCTCAAAGGCACTCTGGCCTCTCCGGAGACAGAGATGCAGCAGATCCGCCGTGAAGTGATGCTGGGATGGCCTGCTGATGCACTGAATCAGGCAACGAACCGGGTGCTTTATCTTTCAGGTATGCTGGATAACCGGCACGATGCCGATCCTGAACAAACCGGGAAAGCAGAAGCGACTGAGCCGGTAACATCAAAAAAGCATTCGAAGGCGAGCTGAACTTTGTCCTGAAACTGGCGCGAGAGATGGGGAGACCCGACTGGCGCGCCATGCTTGCCGGGATGACATCCACCGAATATGCCGACTGGCGACGTTTTTACTGCACGCATTATTTTCAGGATACCCAACTGGACGCTCATTTTTCCGGGCTGATGTACGCCGTACTCAGCCTGTTTTTTGGCGATCCGGATATGCATCCGGCGGATTTCAGTCTGCTTGCTCCAGCGTGTGAGGAAGAGCAGACGGAGATGCCGGACGAGGAAGAAATGCTGATGCAGAAAGCGACAGGAGTTGCCGGAGGCGTCCGGTTCGGAGGGGACGGAGGGCGCGATATTTCACCTTCTGCGGATGTGGTGGATGTCAGCGAGGATGATGTTGCATTAATGATGGCTTCAGCGGGGATTTCCGGAGGTGTGAGATATGTCCCAGCCAGCGGGTGATCTGGTTATTGATTTGAGTCTGGATGCGGCCCGGTTTGATGAACAGATGGCCCGGGTACGCCGTCATTTTTCCAGTCTGGAGGCGGATGCCAGAAAAACCGCCAGTACTGTTGAACAGGGGCTGAGCCGACAGGCGCTGGCTGCACAAAAAGCCGGGATATCAGTCGGACAGTATAAGGCTGCCATGCGCACACTGCCCGCACAGTTCACGGATATTGTCACTCAGCTTGCCGGTGGTCAGAATCCCTTCCTTATCATGCTGCAGCAGGGGGGGCAGATCAGCGATTCATTCGGTGGACCGCTCAGCCTGCTTACCCTGCTGAAGGAGGAACTTCTCGGGATCAGGGATGCCTCTGAATCATCAGAGGAGTCGCTGTCAGATACGGCAAATGCACTGGCTGAAAATGCCCGGAATGCCGGTGAGCTGGGACGATTTATGTCGGTGGCCCGTGTGGCGGCAGGTGGCGGGGTTGCCGTACTGGCCGCGCTTGCTGCCGCCGCCTGGCAGGCAGAGCAGGCTGATCGGGCCTTATTGCGTTCACTGATCCTGACCGGAGGGGCGGCTGCCACCACAACGGCAGAATTGTGGAAAATGGCCGGGGTGATCAGCGATGAAGCCGGTGGTGGTATCAGACAGGCGGCAGAAAATCTGGCCCGTCTGGCAGAAAGCGGGAAATATACCGCCGGGCAGCTACGGATCATGGGGGAAACCTCTCAGAGATGGCTGCAGACGGTGGGGGACGATGCCGGGAAGGTGGAAAAAGCCTTTGAAGGGATTGCAGCAGATCCGGTGAAGGCGCTGGCCTCCCTGAATCAGCAGTATAACTTCCTGAGCGTTTCCCAGTTACGCCATATTGATGAGCTTGAGCGCACGAAAGGTAAACAGGCTGCGGTGACGGAGGCGATGTCCCTGTTTGCGGATGTCATGAATGCACGTCTGGAGCAACTTGATAAAGCGGCCACGCCGGTGGAAAAAATCTGGGACGATGTTAAAACCTGGACTTCTGACGCATGGGCATGGATAGGTGATCATACACTGGGGGCACTCAGTCTGATCACTGACGTGGTGGCCGGAACCGTTGAACAAGTGAAGCTGCTGCTTGTGCAGGGGGATCTGGCGCTGGCTGAATTTATTCAGTCAGCCTGGGAAACGACAAAGAATGTGCCCGGCGTTGGTGCGTTGTTTGGTGAACTGGCAGAAGAGAACCGCGTATTTATTGAGAAAACAAAACGCGATGAACTGGCGCTGAGAAAATCCATTGCGGAACGGGATGCGCGTATACGCCAGGGGGAAATAGGGTACATCAACCGCTCGCGTGCAACAGGCGTCAGCAAAGGTCCAGGGCAGCAGGAAGCCGTCAGCCGTCTGGCTGAAGAGCTGACAGGTAAAAAGCATACATCACCGAAAACGCGCTCTGCCGGGGAGAGGGAAGAGGAGCAGGCAAGAGAGGCTCTGCTTGCCCTTGAAGCTGAGCTCAGGACGCTGGAAAAACACAGCGGTGCGAATGAGAAAATCAGCCGGCAGCGCCGTGATTTATGGAAGGCGGAAAGTCAGTATGCGGTCCTGAAAGAGGCTGCCACGAAACGACAGTTATCTGAGCAGGAAAAATCCCTGCTGGCGCATAAAGACGAGACGCTGGAGTACAAACGCCAGCTGGCTGAGCTGGGCGACAAGGTTGAATACCAGAAACGCCTGAATGAGCTGGCACAGCAGGCGGTGCGGTTTGAAGAGCAGCAGAGCGCGAAGCAGGCCGCCATCAGCGCAAAAGCCCGCGGTCTCACTGACCGTCAGGCGCAGCGGGAGTCTGAAGCGCAGCGTCTTCGGGACGTGTACGGTGATAATCCGGCTGCGCTGGCGAAGGCCACATCGGCACTGAAGAACACCTGGTCTGCGGAGGAGCAGCTTCGTGGAAGCTGGATGGCCGGGCTGAAGTCCGGCTGGGGCGAGTGGGCGGAAAGTGCGACGGACAGTTTTTCGCAGGTTAAAAGTGCTGCCACGCAGACCTTTGACGGTATTGCACAGAATATGGCGGCGATGCTGACCGGTGCAGAGGCAGACTGGCGGGGATTCACCCGTTCGGTGCTGTCCATGATGACAGAAATCCTGCTTAAACAGGCCATGGTGGGCATTGTCGGGCGTATCGGCAGCGCCATTGGCGGTGCTTTCGGTGGTGGTGCATCTGCTTCCTCGGGGACGGCTATTGAGGCTGCGGCGGCGAACTTCCATTTCGCGACCGGAGGATTTACGGGGACGGGCGGCAAATATGAGCCTGCGGGGATAGTTCACCGCGGGGAGTTTGTTTTCACGAAAGAGGCAACCAGCCGGATAGGTGTGGGGAATCTTTACCGTCTGATGCGCGGCTATGCGGAAGGTGGTTATGTGGGTGGTGCCGGAAGTCCGGCGCAGATGCGGCGGGCGGAAGGTATTAATTTTAATCAGAACAATCACGTGGTGATTCAGAACGACGGCACCAACGGACAGGCGGGGCCGCAGCTGATGAAGGCGGTGTATGACATGGCCCGCAAGGGGGCGCAGGATGAGCTCCGGCTGCAGTTGCGTGATGGCGGTATGTTATCGGGGAGCGGGCGATGAAAACCTTTCGCTGGAAAGTGAAGCCGGATATGGAGGTGAACTCGCAGCCGTCGGTGCGTGAAGTGCGTTTTGGTGACGGGTACTCACAGCGTATGGCGGCAGGGCTGAATGCTGACCTGAAAACATACCGTGTGACGCTTTCCGTGACCCGGGAGGAGGCCCGGCATCTGGAAGCGTTCCTGGCAGAGCACGGAGGCTGGAAGGCATTTTTGTGGAAGCCACCCTATGCATACCGGCAGATAAAGGTGACCTGTGCCGGGTGGTCTGCGCGGGTCGGGATGTTGCGCGTTGAGTTCAGCGCGGAGTTTAAGCAGGTGGTGAACTGATGCAGGATATTCACGAAGAAAGTCTGAACGAGTCGGTTAAATCAGAGCAGTCACCGCGGGTGGTACTCTGGGAAATCGACCTGACGGCGCAGGGCGGTGAGCGGTATTTTTTCTGCAATGAGCTGAATGAAAAAGGGGAGCCGGTGACCTGGCAGGGGCGTGAATATCAGGCGTACCCGATTGAGGGCAGCGGCTTTGAGATGAACGGAAAGGGCAGCAGTGCCCGCCCGTCGCTGACGGTGTCCAATCTGTTCGGTCTTGTCACCGGGATGGCGGAGGATTTGCAGAGCCTGGTGGGTGCCACGGTGGTCCGCCGCCGGGTGTATGCGCGTTTTCTGGATGCGGTGAACTTTGTGGCAGGCAATCCGGAGGCCGACCCGGAGCAGGAGCTGACTGACCGGTGGGTGGTGGAGCAGATGTCAGAGCTGACGGCCATGACGGCCTCGTTTGTGCTGGCCACACCGACGGAGACGGACGGAGCGCTGTTTCCCGGTCGCATCATGCTGGCGAACACCTGTATGTGGGATTACCGGGGAGATGAATGCGGGTATAACGGTCCTGCGGTGGCGGATGAGTTCGATAAACCCACCACCGATATCCGTAAGGACAGATGCAGCAAGTGCATGCGCGGGTGTGAGATGCGCGGCATGGTGGCTAATTTTGGCGGTTTCCTTTCCATTAACAAACTTTCGCAGTAAATCCAATGACACAGACAGAATCAGCGATTCTGGCGCATGCCCGGCGGTGTGTGCCTGCGGAGTCGTGCGGCTTCGTGGTGAGAACGCCGGAGGGGGAGCGGTATATCCCTTGTGTGAATATCTCTGCAGAGCCGGAGGCGTATTTTCGTATTGCACCGGAAGACTGGCTGCGGGCAGAGATGCAGGGGGAGATTGTGGCACTGGTCCACAGTCATCCCGGTGGTCTGCCCTGGCTGAGCGAGGCCGACCGGCGGCTGCAGATAAAAAGTGCACTGTCCTGGTGGCTGGTCTGCCGGGGGACATTCATAAATTCCGCTGTGTGCCACATCTGACAGGACGGCGCTTTGAGCACGGGGTGACGGACTGTTACACGCTGTTCCGGGATGCATACCATCTGGCGGGAATTGATATGCCGGATTTTGAGCGTGAGGATGACTGGTGGCGTAACGGTCAGAACCTTTACCTGGACAATATGGCGGTCACCGGCTTTTACCGGGTGCCCCTGTCCTCTGCACAGGCGGGCGATATCCTGCTGTGCTGCTTTGGCGCATCGGTGGCCAATCATGCCGCCATTTACTGCGGCAACGGTGAACTGCTTCACCATCTGCCTGAACAACTGAGTAAACGGGAGAGGTATTCTGAAAAATGGCAACGACGAACGCATTCTGTCTGGCGTCACCGCCACTGGCACGCATCTGCCTTCACGGGGATTTGCAACGATTTGGCCGCCGCCTCAGCCTGTACGTGAACACGGCAGCGGAAGCCATCCGTGCCCTGTCGCTGCAGATGCCGGGATTCCGCCGTCAGATGAACGAAGGCTGGTACCAGATACGTATTCGCGGTGAGGACACGGCACCGGAGGCGGTGTACGCCCGTCTTCACGAACAGCTGGGTGAGGGAACGGTCATCCACATTGTGCCGCGACTGGCCGGGGCCGGAAAGGGTGGACTGCAGATTGTGCTGGGGGCGGCAGCCATCGTGGGCTCTTTCTTCACTGCCGGGGCATCGATGGCGTTATGGGGTTCAGCCCTGGCAGCCGGTGGTTTTTCTGCCACCACGATGCTGTTTTCACTGGGTGCCAGCATGATACTGGGTGGTGTGGCACAGATGCTGGCCCCGAAGCCAAAAACACCGGAATACAGGGCAACGGATAACGGTAAACAGAACACGTACTTTTCGTCGCTGGATAACATGATTGCCCAGGGGAACCCGATGCCGGTGCCTTACGGTGAAATGCTGGTTGGCTCACGGCGAATCTCCCAGGACATCAGTACCCGTGATGAAGGCGGTGACGGGAAGGTGGTGGTTATCGGGCGGCAGGGGTAAAGCATAAAAAAATCCCGCAGTGTATGGAGGCTGCGGGAACAGAAAATGAAGATTAACCACAGGGAGTTTTGTTTTTATTGGCCCGAAAAAACTGTAACGCCCGGGAATGATATCTGCCACGGGGGCGTACAGAAAATGTGAAGAAATTCAGAAATTTTATTCCGTCATGACACAGGCACCCTCCGGGGTGCCTGTCGTTTTTGGGGCATAAACAGATTCAGACATCAGACAGGAGAGGGGGACAGAGTGGGTAAAGGTGGCGGCAAGGCGCACACGCCGGTTGAGGCAAAGGACAATCTTAAGTCCACGCAGATGATGAGCGTGATTGATGCCATTGGTGAAGGGCCGATTGAAGGTCCGGTGAAGGGGCTGCAGAGTATTCTGGTGAACAAAACCCCGCTGACGGACACGGACGGTAATCCCGTGATACACGGTGTGACTGCGGTCTGGCGTGCCGGGGAGCAGGAGCAGACACCACCGGAAGGCTTTGAGTCCTCCGGAGCTGAAACCGGACTGGGCGTGGAAGTGACGAAGGCAAAACCGGTGACGCGCACCATTACGTCCGCGAACATTGACCGCCTGCGGGTTACCTTCGGGGTGCAGTCACTGGTGGAGACCACCTCAAAGGGTGACCGTAACCCGGCATCCGTCCGCCTGCTGATTCAGTTACAGCGTAACGGTAACTGGGTGACAGAAAAGGATGTCACCATTAACGGCAAGACCACCTCGCAGTTCCTGGCGTCGGTGATTCTGGATAATCTGCCGCCCCGGCCCTTTAACATCCGGATGGTCAGGGAGACGGCGGACAGCACCACGGACCAGCTGCAGAATAAGACGCTGTGGTCGTCATACACCGAAATCATCGATGTGAAACAGTGCTACCCGAACACGGCCATTGTGGGGCTGCAGGTGGATGCGGAGCAGTTCGGCGGCCAGCAGATGACGGTGAACTACCATATCCGCGGTCGCATCATCCAGGTGCCGTCAAACTACGACCCGGAAAAACGCACTTACAGCGGTATCTGGGACGGCAGTCTGAAACCGGCATACAGCAACAACCCGGCCTGGTGTCTGTGGGACATGCTGACCCACCCGCGCTACGGGATGGGGAAACGCCTGGGGACCGCGGACGTGGACAAATGGGCGCTGTATGCCATCGGGCAGTACTGTGACCAGCGTGTCCCGGACGGCTTCGGAGGGACAGAGCCGCGGATGACCTTTAATGCGTACCTGTCACAGCAGCGTAAGGCGTGGGATGTGCTCAGTGATTTCTGCTCGGCGATGCGCTGTATGCCGGTATGGAACGGCCAGACGCTGACGTTCGTTCAGGACCGCCCGTCGGATGTGGTGTGGCCGTACACCAACTGCGATGTGGTGGTGGATGATAACGGCGTGGGGTTTCGCTACAGCTTCAGCGCCCTGAAGGACCGCCACACGGCGGTGGAGGTGAATTACACCGACCCGCAGAACGGCTGGCAGACCTCCACGGAACTGGTGGAAGACCCGGAAGCCATACTGCGCTACGGGCGCAACCTGCTGAAGATGGATGCGTTCGGCTGCACCAGTCGCGGTCAGGCCCACCGTGCCGGGCTGTGGGTGATAAAGACCGGACTGCTGGAAACGCAGACGGTGGATTTCACGCTCGGGTCACAGGGGCTGCGTCACACACCCGGTGACATTATTGAAATCTGTGATAACGACTATGCCGGGACCATGACCGGCGGACGTGTCCTGTCCATCGATGCCGCCAGCCGCACCCTGACACTGGACCGTGAGGTGACCCTGCCGGAGACAGGTGCCGCCACGGTGAACCTGATTAACGGCAGCGGTAAGCCGGTGAGCGTGGCCATCACTGCACACCCCGCGCCGGACCGGATACAGGTCAGCACCCTGCCTGATGGTGTGGAGACATACGGTGTATGGGGACTCTCCCTGCCGTCACTGCGTCGTCGCCTGTTCCGCTGTGTCTCCATCCGGGAAAACACGGACGGCACCTTTGCCATCACGGCGGTGCAGCACGTACCGGAAAAAGAAGCCATCGTGGATAACGGGGCCAGCTTTGAGCCGCAGTCAGGCACCCTGAACAGCGTTATTCCACCGGCAGTGCAGCACCTCACGGTGGAGGTGAGCGCGGCTGACGGCCAGTATCTGGCACAGGCGAAATGGGACACGCCGCGGGTGGTGAAGGGGGTGCGCTTCAGTCTGCGACTGACCAGCGGAAGCGGAGAAGGCAGCCGTCTGGTGACCACCGCCATCACCGCGGATACAGAGCATCGTTCCAGTGGTCTGCCGCTCGGGGAATACACCCTGACAGTCAGGGCAATTAACAGCTATGGCCAGCAGGGCGAACCGGCCACCACCACCTTCCGGATTAACGCGCCAGCAAAACCCGCCACCATTGAACTGACGCCGGGGTATTTTCAGATAACGGCGGTCCCGCGTCTTGCGGTGTATGACCCGACGGTACAGTTTGAGTTCTGGTTTTCGGAGACAAAAATCGCAGACACATCTCAGGTGGAAACCTCTGCCCGTTATCTGGGGACCGGCAGTCAGTGGAGTGTATCCGGCCCGCACATTAAGCCCGGGAAGGATTTCTGGTTTTACGTGCGCAGCGTCAACCTGGTGGGGAAATCTGCGTTTGTGGAAGTCAGCGGGCAGCCCAGCAATGATGGTGAAGGGTATCTGGAATTTTTCCGGGAAAAAATAGGAAAACTGCATCTGGCTCAGGGGCTGTGGGAGCTGATAGACAACAGCCAGCTTGCGGATGAGATGGCGGAGATGAAGACCACCATCACCGAAACCCGCAATGAAATCACACAGACGGTCAGTAAAACGCTGGAAGACCAGAGCGCCACCATTCAGCAGATACAGCGCGTGCAGAAGGACACAAATGATGACCTGGCTGCGCTGTACATGCTGAAGGTTCAAAAAACGAAAGACGGCATTCCCTATGTGGCCGGGATTGGTGCAGGGATTGAGGATACTGATGGCCAGCCACTGAGCAACATACTGCTGCTGGCTGACCGTATCGCGATGATAAATCCGGAGAGCGGCAACAGCACGCCGTTATTTGTGGCGCAGGGGAATCAGCTGTTCATGAACGACGTGTTCCTGAAACGACTGTTTGCGGTGAGCATCACGTCATCCGGCAATCCTCCGGCATTTTCCCTGACGCCGGACGGGCGACTGACGGCGAAAAATGCGGATATCAGTGGCAGTGTGAATGCGAACTCAGGGACGCTCAACAACGTCACGATTAATGAGAACTGTCAGATTAAGGGGAAACTGTCAGCCAACCAGATTGAAGGCGATATTGTCAAAACGGTCAGCAAGTCTTTCCCCCGCACGAGCACTTATGCCAGTGGCACCATCACGGTAAGAATCAGTGATGATCAGAAGTTTGACCGGCAGGTCATGATACCGCCAGTGTTATTCCGCGGTGGTAAGCATGAGAATTTCAACAGTAATAACCAACAGTCATACTGGTATTCAACCTGCCGGTTAAGAGTGACCCGCAATGGTCAGGAGATTTTTAATCAGTCCACGACGGATGCTCAGGGCGTATTTTCCTCAGTTATAGATATGCCTGCCGGACAGGGGACGCTGACACTGACATTCACCGTATCTTCATCAGGAGCGAATAACTGGACACCAACAACCAGTATCAGCGATCTGCTGGTTGTTGTGATGAAGAAAGCCACCGCAGGCATCAGTATCAGCTGAATTTTATAACCCATATACGGGCGCCAGAAATGGCGCCTTTTTTATTGCAGAAAAGCGAGAGGTAATTATGCGTAAACTTTATGCCGCCATTTTGTCCGCAGCCATTTGTCTGGCCGTATCCGGTGCGCCTGCATGGGCATCTGAACATCAGTCCACGCTGAGCGCGGGGTATCTTCATGTCTCGACGAACGTTCCCGGCAGCGATGAACTGAACGGGATTAACGTGAAATACCGTTATGAGTTTACGGACACACTGGGGATGGTGACGTCGTTCAGCTATGCAGGAGACAGGAATCGCCAGCTGACCCATTACAGCGATACCCGCTGGCATGAAGATTTCGTTCGTAACCGCTGGTTCAGCGTAATGGCGGGGCCGTCTGTGCGCGTGAATGAATGGTTCAGCGCGTATGCGATGGCGGGAGTGGCTTACAGCCGTGTGTCGACTTTCTCCGGGGATTATCTCCGCGTAACTGACAACAAGGGGAAAACGCACGATGTGCTGACCGGAAGTGATGACGGTCGCCACAGCAACACGTCTCTGGCGTGGGGAGCTGGCGTGCAGTTTAACCCGATCGAATCCGTGGCCATTGATATTGCTTATGAAGGCTCCGGCAGTGGCGACTGGCGCACTGACGGTTTCATCGTGGGTGTCGGTTATAAATTCTGATTAGCCAGGTAACACAGTGTTATGACAGCCCGCCGGTTCAGGCGGGCTTTTTTGTGGGGTGAATATGGCAGTAAAGATTTCAGGTGTACTGAAAGACGGCACAGGAAAACCGGTAGAGAACTGCACCATTCAACTGAAAGCCAGACGGACCAGCAGCACGGTGGTGGTGAACACGGTGGCCTCTGAAAATCCGGATGAAGCCGGTCGTTACAGCATGGACGTTGAGTACGGTCAGTACAGCGTCATTCTGTTGGTGGAAGGATTCCCGCCGTCACATGCCGGGACCATCACCGTGTATGAAGATTCCCGACCCGGTACGCTGAATGATTTTCTCGGTGCCATGACGGAGGGTGACGTCCGGCCGGAGGCACTGCGCCGTTTTGAACTGATGGTGGAAGAGGTGGCGCGTCACGCTGAGGAGGCGAAGAAGAATGCCGGAGAGGCGGAGACGTCAGCGAGGAATGCCGGCATATCAGCCAGTCAGGCAGAAGAGAGCGCTGCAAATGCTGACACTTCAGCAGGGGAGGCATCGGAGTCAGCCCGGCAGGCGGCAGAAAGTGCAGCCGCTGCAAAGCAGTCAGAGGATGCGTCCTCGTCCTCGGCTTCTGCGGCCGCTCAAAAAGCCAGTGAGTCATCACAAAGTGCAGCAGAAGCTGAATTGTCAAAAAAGACGGCAGAAAGTGCAGCCGGTAATGCAGCCAGGGATGCAACGACCGCAACAGAAAAAGCCCGGGAGTCAGCAGAAAGCGCACAGTCAGCGGAACAAAGCAGGATAGCGGCGGAAGAGGCCGTAAACCGAATCCCCACCGTGGTGGGACCTCCCGGGCCAAAGGGGGAACAGGGGCCCGCGGGTCCTCAGGGGCCGAAGGGTGATAAGGGAGAGCGCGGTGACACCGGCCCTGTCGGGGCAACCGGCGAACGGGGACCGGCAGGTAATGCTGGTCCGGCAGGCCCGCAGGGGCCGAAAGGTGACAGGGGAGAGCGGGGAGAGCGGGGAGAGACCGGTCTGACGGGAAATGCAGGTCCACAGGGTCCAAAGGGAGATACCGGTGCAGCAGGCCCGGCAGGCCCACAGGGACCGAAAGGAGAAACAGGTGCGGCTGGCCCGGTGGGGGCAACCGGACCTCAGGGGCCGAAGGGCGACCCGGGGGAGACGCAAATACGGTTCCGTCTGGGGCCGGGAAACATTATTGAGACAAACAGCCATGGCTGGTTCCCGGATACAGATGGCGCACTCATCACCGGACTGACCTTTCTTGACCCCAAAGATGCCACACAGGTTCAGGGGCTGTTTCGGCATTTGCAGGTCAGGTTTGGTGACGGGCCGTGGCAGGATGTTAAGGGGCTGAATGAAGTGGGCAGTGATACAGGCAGAACAGGAGAATGACATGAACATACTAAAAAAACTTATGCAGCGTCTGTGCGGGCACGGAAAGCATGATGACCGTGAACACGGGGGGTTACTTACAGCACAACTGCGACTGGGGCCGGCAGACATCCTGGAGTCCGATGAGAATGGTATTATTCCGGAGCAGGACAGGGTAATCACGCAGGTGGTGATACTGGATGCGGATAAAAAGCAGATACAGTGCGTGGTAAGACCGCTGCAAATTCTGCGTGCTGACGGGAGGTGGGAAAATATTGGCGGAATGAAATAGCCGACAGCTTCACAAAAACCGGAGTCCGGCTCCGGTTTTTTGTGTTGCAATGTCCGGGGGATATTTGTTAAGTAAATGCATTTTCATGCACTGCGGTTTTAGCTGATATATTAACAAGCCATGCAAAGGGAAATTTTACTGATATTTTTGAGCAGTATTATCCATTAGCATGGCGTTGATGTCTGTTGCTACGTGATGCCAATATATATTGCAAATCACAGAGCAGGCAGCTCATTAAACTTGGTAAGCCTTGCTACGATAAGGAAGGTTTACCATTGTGGTGTCATTAGCTCACATGTGTATGGGAGCTTTAAACGTTCCTGTTACTCGTTGGAACACCTGCCTTGCAGGGATAAAAGCTATGCTGTCCGTTATCGTCTGGGCTAGTGAATTGGTGGCACTGAAATATATAAAACCATATTAAGTATCAATATGAAAATTCCCGTTCTCCAGCCTAGTTTCAACTTTTTTGCCCCTGCTGGATACTCTGCTGCCGTTGCCCCAAATCGTGCGGACAATGCCTATGCGGATTACGTTTTGGATATAGGCAAGCAAACACCACTTTCCGCGGCAGATTTAAGCAACGTATACGAAAATGTCATTCGCGCCGTCCATGACAGCCGTAGCAGGCTCATCGATCAGCATACGGTCGATATGATTGGCAACACTGTACTTGATGCTTTGAGTCGATCACAGACCTTTCGTGATGCCGTAAGCTATGGCATTCATAATAAGGAAGTATACATTGGTAGCATTAAATACAGAAACGAATACGAACGTAACGAAGAATCCCCTGTCAAAGTTGATGATATTCAATCATTAACCTGTACCGAATTATATGAATACGATGTCGGGAAAGAACCAATTCTCCCCATTTGCGAGGCAGGAGAAAACGAGAACGAAGAGCCTTATGTCAGTTTTAGTGTTGCGCCAGATACTGATTCTTATGAGATGCCATCGTGGCAGGAAGGACTGATTCACGAGATTATTCATCATGTTACTGGGGCCAGCGATCCATCTGGAGATAGTAATATAGAGCTAGGACCCACCGAGATTCTCGCACGTCGTGTCGCTCAAGAGTTGGGATGGAGTGTTCCCGACTTCAAAGGATATGCAGAGCCAGAACGAGAAGCTCATCTTAGACTACGTAACCTGAATGCCCTTCGACAGGCTGCCATGAGGCATGAAAAGAATGAGAGGGCTTTCTTCGAAAGACTGGGTACGATCAGTGACCGATATGAGGCGAGTCCTGATTTCACAGAGTATTCCGCTGTGACTAACATAGGATACGGATTTATCCAGCAACATGATTTTCCAGGGGTGGCTATCGACGAGAATTTACAGGATGTAAATCAGATCCAACTGTATCATGGTGCTCCTTATATCTTTACATTTGGGGATGTGGACAGACACAATTAG